CGTACGCGTTGTTCGGGTAGGTCCCGCCCTGCGTCGTTGAGTAGATGCCCATGCTGCGCGACGAGCCCGTGTTCTTCAAGTAGGTGAAGATGTCGGTCGTCGCCTGGGTTGGCACGTCGCCGTCGGCCGTATTGAAGAAGTAAAAAACCAGCGGCTGCGCGGCCTCAGCGTACGCGGCCAGCGCCTCGTGGTCGGCCTTCGCCGCCCCGCAACAATACAGGCCGTACCAGATAAACGACGCCGCGCGGCAATACTGCGCCGCCAGCAATAACGACTCGCTGGCGACCGCGGTGATGTCAAGCTCACAGCCGGTACCCGCGCCGCCCGTAGTGCCAATGCCGGTGCCGGTAGAGTAGCCCGTACCATCTTGAATAATGGCGACGCCGGTGACGGCCCCATTGGTGCCGATCGTGGTCACCTCGACGGTGCCGGCGACCCCGTTGTCAACGCCGAGAATGTCGCCCACGAGGTAACCCGTTCCGCCCGAGCCGCTATGCACGATGACGGTGCTAAGGCTCGTTCCGGTGTTGTCCTGGCGGCCGATCCATACGAAGGTCGGCGCCGGCTTCTGAGAAAAGTAGAGCTCCGCGGCGACGTACTCCGGGTCGGTCGGCTGGAAGCCATCGCCCGCCATGCCCACGAGGCTCGTGTACTGCCGGATACGCGAGTTCGCGCCCCAGCTAGGAATGTAAGTAGAAGGGCCAATAATCAAGCCCTGGTTAAACGCCGGCGGTGAGGCCGCGTGCGCCGATACCTCGACGATTACGTCGACGATCGTTTGAAGAGAAAGCGTATTTGGAACCGAAGCCATGTCTTTATTCCTTTCCTAATCGTTAACGCTAACCGTAAAGTCGGCGAGGACGCCGTCCTTCGTGTTCAAAAGCACCTCGACGCTCGCCACGCTCGGCACCGTCACGTACTCGGTAACCGCTTCGTTGAACCGCGCCTTAAGATCAGTACGCTCCCACCACTGCCCGTCCTGGACCTCGGGCACGCGGCCCGTTTCGGCCACGTCGCTTATCAGGTAGACGTTGCTAGCGGCGAGCGCGTCGTGAGAGTCCTGGTAAAACAGGCCGCTGCGCACGAGGCGGCCGCGGTCGAGCCCGTTCGGCCCGTAGAAGGTCCAGTACACCTCCCACACGCGGGTGTACGTCACCGTGACCTGGATCGTTGAGTCGCTAGCGTTCGCCAGCACAAAGTCCCTAATCCGGTTATAGGGATCGTCGACCGTCGACGCGCGCACGTAGCAGACGTCAACGTCGGGCGGCGCGAACGGCTGCCCCAGCGGCTGCCAGCCCACGCGCACCTGGTCGAACGCGTCCGACGGAAGCTTGAGCATCGACAGAGTCAGCGCCTGGATAGCTATCTCAAACTGCTTCGAGCTGAGGGCTACGTCCGCCGGCACCTACGCCCCCACCATGCGCGCCGCGATCGCCTTCCAGTAGCCGCGGTTGGAGTAGTTCCTAACGATCAGCACGCGAAATTTCACCCCGTTCCAGATCAAGATGTCGCTCGTCATTCCCGGCACCGGGTTCAGCTGCGTCGTGTACAACGGCCGCGTCGAGTGGAACGTGCGCAGCTCGTGCGCGCGGTCGGCCTCAGGAATCATCTCGAGCTCCTTGCCGCTCGGCGTGCTGACCACGCCGTAGCCGTCGAGCTGGACGCGCGCCTCCGACCATCCGCCGGCCACGAACTCGCCGTCGCTCGACCGGCTAATAACGTACGGGTACGACTCGTCGAGGCCGGCGCCGTCGATGACGTCGCTGAGGTCGATCTCGTTGCTCACTTCGCCCTCCCAATGACGTACACGATCGACTTCCGCAGCTCGCCCTTGTTGATGAGCGGGCGGTCGCTGCCCTTCGCCGCGATCGTCGACGGCGCGTTGGGAGCCCAGCCGTTCGCCGGGTTGGTAAACCACCCTCTCACGAAGTTCTCCGCCTCCTGGCCGGCGCGGCGGAAGTACAGCATCATGCCGCGCGGGTCATTGTTCAGGGCTGACGCGCCCGCGTCCTTAAGCTCGGCCGTAATGTTCTTCGCGTCGGCCGCGATCGCCGGCTCGATGATCGGCCGCGGCGGAACGTGCCACAGCGGCGAGCCATGGCTGTAGATATACATCGACAAGGCCTTGCCGTATTGCACTCCCTTCTTCAACGCCGGCGCCATGTCGGCGCGCATCGACGCCGCGCGCACCCCGTGGGTGTGAAGGTATACCAACGCGGCGTTGGTAATTTCTCCCGACTGGCGCGCCGCCTTGTCCTCAGGCACGCCTACGAACACGCGCACGTCGGCGAGCGCCTTCATCGACGCCTGGCGCTGCCTGGGGTCTACCTTGTCTACGCCACGTAATACGACGACGGGCTTGATCATAAGAAACGTGGCGAGGTCGGCCGAGCGGGAGAACGCCCTTGCCTGCCAGGACAAGCGCGACTATGCGCTGGCACCCGGCCGACCTTCGTCACCTCGACGCGCGCGTTGCCCCGCGCGCTAACTTTTACCAGCACAGCACCATCCCCATGCCGGCGATCTTCGCTAGGGTAGCGAACTGGGTGCCGTAGCGCGTTTCCTGCCACGCGCCCCAATCTTCCAGGCCGCTCACGAGCTGGGAGCTCGCGCTCACGTCGCCCGCACTACGGCTCAGCATAATGCCATGCTCGAGGCCCGACGACGCGACCTGGCCCGCCGTCGTGCCGGGATTTCCCTCGGCCTGCAGGTACAGCGTGCAGAAGTGAGCGACGAACAGCTCCATGCCAAGGTACCATTGCTCGAACCAACGACCGTACGCGAGCGACGCTTGCGCGAGGTTGACGTAGGCCACCAGCGCCGGCAACGGAATCAGCGGCGCGTTGTAAACGACCAGCTTGTCGTCCGTCGCGTTCAGCTGCGCCGGGTTGCTAAGCACGAGGTTGGTCGCTACGACGCTTCCAATAGAGGCGATCGTCGAGCCCGGCGCGAGCGCCTTGGCCGCGTCAAACACGGCCTGAGACGGAGCCAGGCCGGCAACCGAGTTGACCAGCACGACGTCGCTGCCCGACGTCACCTCGAGCACCGTTGCGAGCACGTTGCCATCGACGTCGAGCAGCACGTCGTTGACCGCGGTCGCGACGGCCGCGTGGTTCAACGTCAACGCGTAGGTACCAACGGCGAGCAGCTTCGTCGCCGCCGGCACCGCGCCGGTGTCATCGCTGACCCACATCCCCGGCTTCAGGCTTTCGGCCGAAGCTACCGACGCTACGCTCGAGCCCAGCGTCAGGACAGCGAGCGGCGGCGGGCTAAGCGCCACGCCCCCAAACTTAGAACGCACGGCGAGAAACTCATTCACGCCCCACGCTGGGTTTCCGCTCGGCGAGACGTAGTTCAGCGCGCCAAGGATCGCGGCAAAGGTCCCGTTATTTTCGTAATCGCCGCCCCACCACTGGGTGATGAGCTGGCCGTAGTCGGGCATCAACGAAGCCATAACGCTAAGCCTTTGGAGGCTGAATTACCTTCTCAGCCTGTACTACCTGCTCCGGGGTAGCGAGACCTGAGCTGGTCTGCGCCACCACCAGCGGATTGTTGGTGCTGTTAGGCGTGGTGCCGCCGGTAACGTTTGAATCTTTTCCTGAAAGGCCCAGGCCGGCCAAGCCTCCCATCAGCACGTAGTTAGCTATGTCCACGATATAAGCGTGAGCCACGAAGTACTGCGGGTGCAGGATGATGAAACCAGCGGCCGCGCTGATAAGGCCGAACGCGGTGGTCTTCCACGAGCCGCTTAACCATTTTGAAGTGTCGATCACCATTGCCTAAGCTCCTTAAAACGGACCGGGTAGCCTTAAGCTTTCGCCAGAAGCTACCCGGACCGCGCTATTTTCCCTTTGACTTCGCCGCCGCGGTCTGCTGCTGCTGCGTTGTCGCCTGCCGCTGAGCGGCCACGGAGTCCGCCTGCTGCGCCTTTTGAGCTGAGTCCAACGCGGCAAAGTCAGCTGACTTAGCGGCCTCTTCCTCAGGCGTCGGGGTGACCGGTGAACCAATAAGAGGTTCCCCAGGCACGACCGACGAGCCGCCCGACGGCCCCGGTACGACGCCGACGGACGGGGACTCGACGATGATCGCGTCTCCATCCGCCAGCGCCATCTGAAAGATGCGTTCGTCGCGGACCCAGTCAGGCACGTCCTGAAACGTGCCGGGCTCGGTCTCAAAAAACGCCTCCGTAAAGTCACGTTGCTTCGTGACTAGCTGGACGTTGCCCGAGCCGCCCGTTGGTTTCTCCGGGGCGGTCAGCAGGTTTACTCCGGGCTTCAAAAACCGCAACCTGCATTTGGTGTAAATACGCATAGTTTTGATTCTCCGTTAAATGCCGTCCGAGTACTGAACGGGCTGGTAATACAGGAACTTCACCACGCCGACCTGGCCGAGGTAAAGGGTGAGGTACGCGCCGCCCTCGGCGACCGTCGGGGTCGTCATGACGCGGCTGATCGGCACGGTGACGTCGAGGTACAAGCGATCGTCGTCGTTGACGTAACCGACCATGCGATCGGAGCCGCTCTGCCCGGCGCCGATGCACCAGCGAGACGGGAAGATGTTGAGGTTGCGGCCCTGGCTCTTGCCGATGTTGTTCTGCAGCAGGTACGTCAAGATGCTGACGTTGCCGGCCGAGCTGACGATCTGCGACGCGATCCACGCGAACTGGACCGGCGGAATGAGGATGTGGTCAGCCATGCCGGTAGTGTCGTACTGGCTAGCTGCCCACGTGCTGACCATCAGCGAGTTCACGTCGTTGAGGATCTCCATGGGAGTTTTGTAGATCCACTGCGTCTGCTGCGACGCTCCCACGGGTACGGCGACGCGCGCCACTGAGGTATTGTTCACCAACCCGAGCTGGCCGTTGATGGGTCCCTGGTAGGTGACGGCATCGAGCGTCTTATTCCAGTTCAGCTTGATGCCCTTGTCGAGCAGGTCCTCGAGCGACCGACCTACCTGCTGCATCTTCTGAAGGTCGATGAAGCTGACCTTCAAAATGTTGCCCCAGTTGAACACCCGATAGATGTCCTTGTTCAGGTTGGCCTGCATCGTGGGGATGTTGTTCGACTGCCCGCCCATCAGGCCGTACATGTTCGGCCCGCTGATTTGGTAGTCGACGTTAAACACGGAGGTGAAGTCCACCCAGCCGCCGCCGGACTTAACCGGTATGTCGCGCATCCAGGTGACCGAGGTGAGAGGCTCGCGTACCTTCGGATCAAGCTTTTCGAGCTCCGACTGAAGGAACGCCATACCGCCGGCGATGGCCGCGTCCGACATTCCAAGGCCCATGAGGGCCCCGCCGCCCGCGCCCGTTGGCAAAGCGCTGTCGTGCATCATGCGCGCCAGCATCGCTCCCCGAGAGGGATCAACGCCCACGCCGCCCGCGCCGTTCGCGTATTGTGAAAATTGTTCCAGCATTTTGAGTTAAGTTTCCTTTCTCTGTCTACGCGACCCTACGCCTACGCGATGTTCCGGTTGATGAGCGTAATTTCGCAAACGTTGTTGACGTCGACGATGCCGGTCGTGATCAGGCAATTCGTCAGTTGAACGGTGTGGCCGCCGTCGGCCGCCGGCTCGAGGTCACCGACCGCAGCGCTAGGGAAGCTGCCGTTGGTGGTGATGCGAAGATAGACCGGCCCGCTCGCTAGCACCGCGGCGGCCTGCGGGTTCTTCAGCGTTACGACAACGTTGCCGCGGACGATGACGTCGGCGGGCGCGCCGGGCGCGTAGTAGGCGAGGGCCGCGGCGGTATACGACTCCGCCGACTTTACCTCACGTACCGCGATCCCGGCGAAGGCCACGGTGCCGTTCGGCGCGAACGAGAACGTTCCGCCGTTGGCGATCCAGCCCTTTGCCTGTGAGTAGACGCCGCCGGTGTTGTTCTGCACCAAAACCACCGGGTCGCCAAAGTTAATGTTCCAGGTGTCCGCTACTTCCACCTGACCCGCCCGAATCACTACGGACGGATCGTTGCGGCTATAAGTACCGGGGAACCCCTCATACATCTGCGTGCCAATAACCGTTCCTGGCATAGCTTGTTAAGCTCCTTCTGAAAATAAAACGTTGAGTTAAAGACGCCTCGACGGCCTCTTAGTTAACGACCTCGTTCGGGTTCTTGCGATGATACTTCTTACACGAGGCCTCGAAGTCCGCGCCCGCCTTGCTCTGGATCGCGGCCGCATCGCCCATGGTTACGCCGCCGTTCATCTCGGCCGCGCGCACGGCGTCCGGCTTCACGGTGTTAAGCAGGTCGCCGTACTTGCTCGAGCTCGGCGCCCGGCCCTTGGCGATGGACATCGCGCGGTTAAAGGCCACGATGTCATCCTTGGTACCGTGCTTCGCGATGACAGGACGAAGCTTCTTCAGAGCGTCGACCGTCTGCGGAGCGCCCGGGATCGGGTTCTTCGGCCGGTCTTCCTTGGGAAGGGTTTCGACGGGGATAAGGTCGCAGTCTTCCGCGTTTTCCTTCTTCGCCTCTTCCTCTTCTTCCTCTTCCTCTTCGCTCTCGTCGGTGGCCTTTACGCCGCCGCCCTCGAGCTTGCTGATCTTCGCCTCGAGGTCGTTAACGCGACGATGCCAGTCGTCACCGTCTTCCTTTTCTTCCTCTTCGGCGTCACGCGCGTTCATGCGACGAGAATCCTCGTTGCGCCTTTCCGACCGCTCCTCGCCCTTCTTCGCGGCCATCTCGTTGCGTTCCACCGCCTCGGACTCCTCGTCACGAGTAGGCACGAAACGCAGCCCGAGCTCGCGAAACAAACTGAAGGTTTGCTTCAGCACGTTGATCGCGCCCACCGGGCTGTCGTTAGTTACTGCGTTGTTGTTTTCAGCCAAGATACTGCCATCCTTTCCCGCGTCTTCAACCGTGTCGAGCGCGGCGTCGTTGATGCGAGCGCTTCCCGCCCGTCCCTGGGGGACGACCGCGAAGTGGTTAATCCTTATGTTGGTTTGCCGATACGCGTCGCCGCCCATCGGCTCATAGTCGCATGAGTATCCCACGCTGACCTCGCGCGTGCCTGCCAGGACCTCGTTGATCAGCATGGCGTCGACCACGTACAGGTCGGCGAGTAAAAGCCTTTCACCTCCATCGTCGGTAAAGTCGCTTGCGCGCACGAACTGCCCATGCCCGCGCAGGTAGGCGTTATAGTTTTCCGGCGTTAAAAATACCGGCGAGTGGCGAAACGTAACCGGCTTTCCCTCGCCCGACGCGATCGCCGCGGTGGAGAATACCTCCGAGGCATCGCGCCAAACTCGAACCTCGTCGTCGCCCGGCAAGCCAATCTCATGCGCCCGGTAGGTCTGCCAGCCGGTGCGCGCGATCGGCACGTTGCGCGCCACGAGGTAGCCCTCCGGCGTCCGCGTGATGTTTTCGCTCAGGCGCGTGCCGAAGTACGTCATTGGATGAGTTAGCGACGTGGCGCCGATAGCGTCAAGGGTAGGCATAATTAGCTTCCGAACTTAGAGATCGCGTCCAGCCCGCTTACCCCCGATGGGTACGCGTTAGAGCTCGCGTTCTCCTGTTCCGTCTTTACGTGCTCCCCGCCGGCGTTGTTCAGGGTAACGGCCGGAGCGTCGCGCATGGTCAACGGGTTAATAGCGCGCGTAGCGTGCGTCGCCTTCGCGATCGCGTCCACGCCGCTGATGCCTACGGTAACGGCGTCGCCTGTCCGCCGCGCCTCCGAGTACGCGATCGCCGCGGCCTGCTTGGGGTCCTTGCCGTGGTTGACCTCGGTCTCGATGTTCTTCGAGATGGTCTCTTCGGATTTGCCTTCTTTTAGCGGCAACTCGCTTCTCCCTTCTCGTTACTGCTGAACGTAGTTGATGTAGCCGTCGACGCTGGTCACGCCCGACGCGGTCGTCAGGCAAAGTTCGCCGCCCGCGATGCCCGCGAACTGAACCCCACGGTCGCCGGTAGTTGACTGGTTAGTCGCCGTAGGAATCAGCCATGAGCCGGTAAGCGACGTCGGCGTGGTGTCGCAGGCCGTTGAGACCTTCGTGCCTGTCTTAAAGGTAATCACGCCGGTGCCCACGCTCGTCAGGTTATAGCCGCACACGTAGACGATCGCGTTGGGCTTCGTCGTCGACACCGGCACGAGTTCCGTGGTCGTCGCCGTCGTGACGTGAACGGGCGTGCCTAGCTTTAGAATCGCAGGATTCTGGCACGGGTCCGCATAGGCTGGATACTGGTACGTTACGGTTTGCGCTGCGCCGAAAGCGGCGAGCGCCAGGATAAAGGACGCGAGGAGAATCGTTGAACGTTTCATGCTGCTGCTGAGCTCCTTATAGTTTCGTGTTGGTTCACGGCGAGGCCGCGAAATTGGTTAAGCGTCATGCGACGGATTACGCCGCCGTAGTAAACCCGCGCCGGCCATTGGACCTGGTCGTAGCGCAGCAACGGTTCCGCCGAACAGCGGCAGTTGTAAATTTCGCCCGCGGCGTAGCGTCCCTCGCTTTTCTCGCCGGCCAGCTGCTCCGGGCTGGGATCGTCGGCGAACGGCACGACGACCTTGTCCATCTTGCGGTGGCTCAGCCGGACGCGCTGGTCCTCCGACGTGCGCCACACGTACCAGCCCGAGCCGAGCTCCTCGCTGCGCGCCCGGGTCAGCGCCGTCGAGGCCTTCGACGTCTCGGTGCGCGCTATCAGCGCCAGGCGCGACCGGTACGCCCGCGGCAACGTTCGCCTCAGGTCCTTGACGATCGACTCGCTACGGGCGCCGCTACGCGCGAGAAGCGCGATCCTACGCGTCGCCTTGACCGCCAAATCGCCCGGCAGGGTCCTGATCAAATCAGCGTTTTCGACGACCTTCGCCCGCACCGTCGCCCCCACGCGGCCGCGCAGCTCGTGGCGCAGCGTTTCAAACACCTTCGCGCCCTCGCCGGCCTCGGTCGCCGCCGCGCGCCACGTGCGCGCGTTCTGCGCTAGGACGTTCGTGACCATCCTTTCGGCCGACGTCATCGCGAACCGCTCGAACATGCGGTCGACGCGCTGCCAGTCGGTCAGGCGCGCGACGAGCTCGCCGAGCGTGGCGTGGTCGGGGAAGCGAAGATACTTCTCGAAGAGCTGGTTGAGCTCTCGCCGATACGCCTCCTCGATGCGCTTAAACGGTTGCCAGGCGGAGGACTTCATCTAGCCTCTCCACCCTTTCAAAACGCTGTGAATCGCGCGTGCTTCCTTGCCACCGATCTTCTTACCACTCCTGTTTGAACTTTGAATTGACTTATTTACAGCTTCGGGATCATACCCAGTCTTTGCTTTAGACGGCGACTGAGTTCTACGATTACGTGCCTCCGCCGCGGCCTCCCGCGCCTCGGGGCTCCACTCGTCCTCGTTCTTTTTCTTACGATCGTGCACGCCCACGTGCGGCGTGCTCGTGACCTTCGTCACCGGCAGCAACGTCGCGTCGCGCGTGCCGCGCAGCGGGATGAAGTCCGCCGCGTCCTGCGCCTTTTGCAGGCGGCGCGCCAGGGTGAGCAGGGTCACGCGCTTCTCGAGGGCGTCGATCGTGGCGCGGGCATCTTTAACGCCCCAGCTACCAGAATATTTTTCTTTTTTCTTTGGAGGCCAATTAGATAGCGCTTGTTTTCTCGCTTCTTCACGTGCTGGTCCGGTACGTGCAGACTCTTTTACTGAAGCCTCTCGCTTTTCACGTTCAGACATTGATGAACCATTCTTCCTAGCCTCCGCCGCCGCCTTCCGCGCCTCGGGGCTCCACTCGTCACGGGTTCGGGTCAGGCGCGCGACGCGCCTCTCGAGGGCGTCGACCGTGGCGCGGGCATCACCTTGCAGATGCTTCTTTAACTCGTGGTGGCTATTACCCTGACCGACCGTCTTGCCGCCCTTCTGATGAACCCAGCCTTGTTTAGACGAGATGATCTGCTCGCTCTCTTCGCTTCTATTTCCACCGGCGGGTGTCGGTGGATGATAATTTCCTGACCCTTCAGGCTTCTCTCGCCAACCATGATTCTGTAGCACGCCTTGGTGAGAATTAGTAAACGAGCCACGCCGTTTTCTAGCCTCCGCGGCCGCTTTTCGCGCCTCGGGGCTCCACTCGTCACGGGTTCGGGTCAGGCGCGCGACGCGCCGCTCCAGGCTGTCTAGCATCTGCGTTGCGTTCATCGTTCGTTCTCCTCTTCCAACGCGTTCCATTCCTTGCACCAGCCGCGCTCGGCGACCAGCTTTAGCTTCTCGTCGTTTTCCTTTACCGCGGGATCGAGCTGCACGCGGGCGCTCATGCACACCCCGTCGCCGGTGTAGTCACGGCAGTTCGCGCATCGCTCGGGCTTCTCTTCCCGGTTTTCGACGTACTCGACGTCGGCCTCCGCCTCCGCGTACACGCGCCGACCGTCCTTCTCAAACGTCAGCTGCAGCAGGTCGTAGTCATCCTCGGTCGCCAGGGTAAAGTCGGAGCGCAGGTACATCGCCAGCGCGCGCTCTCCGTCTATCTCTACGGTCTTAATTGCCTCGGCCATGCTTCTCCTCTTCCAGGCGGTTGAACGCCGTCGTGAACTTGTCGTAGAGCGCCTGCCACGCCGGCGAGATAGACCTAGAAAGTTCCACGGCCTTGTCGCGATAGTAGGTAGCCATGTAGCCGGCGTTGGGCGGCTCGCCTTCCTTCGGCTTCTTTTCCTCGGCCAGGCGCGCGTACTCTCCGGCCAGCTGCAGATTGTTCGCCACCTCGGCAAGGCATTCGTTGATCGCCAGGCTCCGCGCGTAGCCGCCGAAGTCGCTCCCGCCCTTCTGGAAGTGGTTGACGTGCGTCCGCGCGTACTTCGAAAGCTTCTTGCCGCTCTCGAGCATCTGGTCGTCGACCGCGCGGTTCAGCATCCCTCGACTAGTCGTGTGGTCATCGTACCCAAACAGCTTCGTAATCCGAGCCTCGTCGATAGGCTTACGAATCTCGTGGTCAATCGCCGCGAGCACCTCATTAAACTTCAGGTGCTGCATCTCGTGGGCGAGCGCGCCCTTCATGTTCGCGTCGTTGTGCCACCCGTCGGGGAAGATGCGGATCTTTCCGGTCGCCGGGTTGTAGTCGCCGCCCTTGTTATGCTGGCGGCCGTTCAACCTAAACTTCTCGGCCTTGAACGCGCAGCTGATCACGCCGCGGGCGTGGATGCGCGGGTCGACCTGGTAGGCGTAGTCGAGGACCTGGTTCTGCCGCGCCTCGCGCCGCGCGTACTCCGCGGCCTCGACCCGCTCGCCGCGCCAGTCGCGGTGCGTCTCGGGCTTCTCCGGGCGCGGCTCGCGCGGCTTCCTCGGCTCGCGCGACTCGCCGTTCGACCCTACCTCCTGCAAGATCCCGGCCGCGCGCCACTTGTTGAGGTAGAACGCGACGACGCGCCGGGGGTCCTGCTTGGTGTTGAGCGCCTCCTTAAGGCCCTCCTGCGAGGCGATCTCATCGACGTCGAAGTTGAAGTCGGTCCCGGCCTCCCCTTGGGTGATCAGCTTCCAAATAACGCGCTGCTGGTTGTTCAGCTGGTGGTCCTTAAGCTGGCGGCCGAGGTCGGTGAGCGCGTATTTCTTCGCGGCGGCCGTCGCGAGGGGATCGCCTTCGGTAGCTTCCGCTTCTTTAACCGGCCGGGTTGCGTCCGGGTCGTCAATCTCAAAATTCTTCTTTAAGTAGGCCACGACCTTTTGATCGACGCCAGAGCCGACGCCTAGCTGGAACCGCTTTTCCTTACCATCACCGCTCACGACGTACGCGGCGCTAGCGCCGCGCGTAACCGGCTTTGTTTTTGAAACCGTCACCTCACCCTTAGAAGTCTGATAGGTCCTAGTCCAACCGCCGAACGTTTTCTTCTCAACAGGCTTTGACGACGCGACGCCCTCGCCCTTCTTCACGAACTGCCCGCCCTTCGACGACCCCTCCTCGCCGCGCGGGTGGTCGGCCTCGTTGAACTCGTCCTGCGTTCGCTGCCCCACGCTGCGCTTGAACGCCTCGAGCGGCACGGTGCTCACGCCGTCGAAGTGGTCGCGCTCGTCATAGTTCGCCAGGAACGCCGCGACCGCGGCCGACTCGCCGTTAAAGCCGAGCATCGCCTTATCCTCGTCGTAGATCCCCGTATCCGGCCTCTTCGTATGCACGATGAAGACATTCAACGCGCCCTCGTCGGGGCCGAGGAAGCAGTCGAGCTCATCGCCGTCCGCGCCGCGCGTGCCTGGGATATAGCCGTAGTCATTTTTTAACGTGACCTGAAACCCAGGGCCGCGTCGTACCTCACCCGTTTTAGTCTCGATCTCGACGTCGAGGCCGGCGAACCTCTTGCTGGTCGTCGTGGGGTGCGCGCCATGATCGACGTAGGCGTCCTTAGTTTCATCCTTGCGCGTTAGACGACTTTCTACATCGCCAAACAACGCCATGTCGGGACCAACGCGCGTACCCGTATAGCCCTTCTTTGACAGAAAGTCAACCCAGGCCTTGTCCGGGAACATAAATAGGTCGGGCGCGGTCTCCTCGACGTCCTCGTCGCTTTCTAAGGTGCTATCCCACTCACGAACAATCTTCGACGTGGCCGGCGAATCAATATCTAAAAAGTTTTCCTTTGACAGGTCAATGTCATATTTCCTAACCTGACCGTATTGCGCGGCGGCCGACTTAGACTCCGACAAAAACACGCCGCCGAAAGCCTGAGGCTTCAACTCGCCGCTTGACGCCCCGCGATACAGTGTTGTGATCTTCTCTGGCCGAGACTTCTGGTACCGTTCGGCCTCCGCCTTGTCGCTCTTAGACGCCGTGCCATATTCAACACGTTTCAAAATATCTTTTATGTTAGGGTTTGGCTGATATTTTTTTGCTGAACCACCACCAGATCCGAACTTACCGTCATCATCGCGCGGGTGGTCGCCCTCGTTGAAGTCGGCATCTTGGGTTCGACGCCACAAGGCCTGGAACAAAGGACGCAACCCGCGAGATGCGGCGCGACGATCGTCCTGGGCAACACGTGCCCTGCGATCCGCGTGGCTTACCAACGCTGCGCCTAACGCGCGCAGGCTAACGTCCTTTGTCTCACGCTTCGGGGCGGGCGCCGTCGAGGTCCAGAGGTTCTTCACCGTTTGGCTTACCGCCTGCCAGGCGGAGTCGGTCGTCGCGCTCGGCTCTCCCTGCTCGTTCTCTCCGCCTTCCTCTTGCCCTTCCTCTTCGCCCGGCGGCAGCGCCAGCTGGCCGTTAGGATCGTTAGGGTCTCCGCCCATCCCGCCTTCCATCATCATCTGTTGCTGCGTCTGGTCGTCGGCCTCCTCGATCATCTCATCGGTGATGTTGGTGCCGAACCCGGTGACGTCGCTGTCCTGCTTCAGCTCCTGCAACGCCAGCTGCTGGGTAATGATGCCGGCGTTGAACAGGCCGGTCACGTTGGTGGTCGTGCCCGTCGCGAGCTCCGCCATCTCCTTGTTGGTAAGCGTGCGCGTCGGCAGCCAGCGATAGTCAAGATCCTCGGGCACGTCGCCGAAGGTCGACATCGCTATCACCGGCAGCAGCTTGTCGATCTGCGGCGAGAGCTCGCGCTCCTGCTTGCTACTGAGGAGGCCATGGTAGAGGTACTCGTCTCCCTCGTTGCTCTGGCTTAGGCCGGTCGGCGTGCGGCCGAACAGCCTGCTGAACGGGTACTCCGTCGCGCCGCAGATGTCGAGCATGAACGACTGGTAAACGTCGTTGATCCCAGGGAAGCTATACTGGTGCGTCTCGAGCCCGCCCTTCTCGGGGAGGATCAGCATGCTCTGGTTGCTGATGAGCTGGTTCTGGAGCTGCAACGCCGCCATTAAGCGCTGCGTCGCCATGCCCGACGAGCCCGCACCGGCCAGCATCTGGGCAAGGTCAGGCTGCTTGTAGGCCAGGATGTTCGCCCTAAAGATCAGGTTCGCGATGTTCCAGCTAGTATTGTCGCGCTTGCGCAGCTCCTCGTAGATCACCTCGTACTCGCTAATCCCCCACTGTTGCTCGACCTGCTTTTCCCAGTTCGGAAGGTCGCGGCCGATAAAGCGAAGGATACGCGACGCGTGCACCTGAAACGTCCTCGTAGGGTTCTGCGTCGTGATCTGGTAAAACTCCGGCAGCCCGAAGTCCGCGCAATTTTCTACGTCGTCGACCATCTTCGAGCCGGGGTAGATACCGGACCAACGGTCGAACACCAGCAGGCCGCGGAAGCTGTCAAGCTCCACGTCCTCGTAGTCCAGCGGCCTGTTGAGGATTCCCTCGTGCCCCTTGATGATCATCAGCGCGGCGCTACCGCCGAACAGCCGGCCCCACTTCAACGCGCGCAGCAGCGCCGCGTTGGTCTGCGTCTTGCGCAGCGCCTTGCTGAACTTGCCGATCTGCTTTGGGGTAACGCCTGAGGTCAGCGAGTACCCGTTCTTCATCATGTCCTCGGCCATGCAGTCGATAATCTTGCGCGCGATCCAGTTCGACCGGTAGAGCGACTGCATCAGCATGTAGTTGCGCGTCAGCCGCGTCAGCGGGTACGCGGTCCCCTCAAGAAGCGACGGGGTGCCGGCGCCCATGCGCGCCAGCGCGTTGGTGAAGGCGTCGATCGTCTGCGCGTCCACGGTGTTGATGGGCTCGACCCGGGTCAACGGCTGGTTGACCTGGCGCGCTACCCGCGCGTCGAGCGCGGCCGCGTCGTTCAGCAGGCGCTGTGCCTCGCTAGCTAGGTTTTCGCTCACCGCCGCGGGGCCGTTAATCGCCGCTCGCCAGTTTATCGTCTCAGACATTCCGCACCACCACCGTCGCAGCCTCTTCCCAATGGCCCAGCCCGCTGCCCGTGCTATTCGCGTCGACCACCAGCGTGTAGTTAGTTCCTAACGTGGGCAGGAAGTCCGTTCCTAGCACGACCGTTTGATAGATTCCAGAACCCTGGTGCACGAGCACCACCCCGATGAAACCCGGCACCGGCACGCCGCCGTAGCCGTTGACCCGGCCCTCGTACAGCGTCGCCGTTACTAGCGCGTCGGTCACCGGCACGACGGTCACGCCGTTAGTAATCGGCCCCCAGCGCAGCAGCTGGTCGTTGCCGCGAGTAAATACAAACGTGAACGGCAAAGTCATCATGCTCCTAGGACCTCCGCGCCTAAGGTCACCAGCGACGGCACGACGCGCGCCCGCGAGACCATCAGGAAATCAATCTCTCGCATCTCGAACGCGAAGTCGGTACCGTTGACAAAAACGTTCCACCCCTGGTCATACTGATCCCTCAGCCGGACGCCGATCGGCTGCGCGGCGTACGTTACGGGCGCATTGAAGAAGGTACCGTCGTCGTTCACGCCTACCTGCCACGCCTGGCTTACCCCATCGCTCAGCTCAAGAGCGATCGGCACGCCCGCCTGCGGCGTCGCGTTAAGCGCCGGCACGCCGTCGCCAGCCACGTACACCGAGAGCAGCCACGTCGTTAAATTCTGAGACCGTAAATAGATCAATGCGCCACCACGCTCTTAAAGATTCCGCTCTTAATCGTGCTGGTCGTCGCCTGGGTCGTGAACAGGTAGAGAGCCGAGTAGTTAGGATTGCACCGTTCCTGGCTGACGACGCCCGCGTCGCTCTGCGAACGCGGCGCCGCGTAGTACGTCGAGTTCGACCCCGCGTTGTTGATCACGACCACGTGCTGCCACGTCCAATCGTTTATCTTTACGTTGCTCGTCGAGTCGGCCGAAAGCTGGTTGCAGTTGTTCGCCG